CTTTTCTTCGGCGATTTTACTTTCTTTTTCATGTTTTCTAGTCCTCAATGAAATATTAGCTGCAATCAACAACAATACTGCTAATGGGTCAAACACAAAGATTAATACTATTATTACCCACCTGACAGCCTTGTCAAAGTGGTCTTGTGCATTTTCACCATATATCAACTCTGCAATATATTTGATAGGTCCTACTTCAGCCTCTATCTTATCTTGTGCTAATTGTAATACACCTTTTTTGTCGGATAATTCTGTTATCTTATCACTAGCATTATTAATTGCAAGTGTTAAGGCGTCTCTTTCAGGTTTTTGTTTTTCTCTTTCTTTAAGACCTCTTGTGACATATTCCATGTCAACATATTTCTCTAATGCCTTGTCTAATAGAGTTAAAGTCTTTTGGGACCTGTATATAATTATATTCTGTTGTTTGATTTGATTATCTAACAACTCTATTTTAATATTGTTACTTGATTGTGGTTGTACTTGGTCAAGGTGTGCCTTTGATAAGAAACCAAAGATACCCATAGATGTGATAAAGACTAATACTATAACGGCAAATGTAAGATAGGCCTTTATAGTTTGTGGTACAAGTTTATTGTTCCAGTTATTATACAACCAAGAGGCGGCTACAAGTTTACCAACCTCTAATGCACTACCCATAGCAATAATGGGAAGCACTGCTCCTGCGAATAATGTGGCAAGTCCCATAATAGAATAACCAGCGGCTATTATAGATATAGAAATCGCACTAATGAAAGTTATGAATATTGTTAACATGGTTATATTTAGTTGTATTCTTTTTGTATCTTCCTGATAATAGACCTAACTTTACCAAAATAGTTTTTATCAGAGGCATAAGCATCCAATGTTTCAACTAATGGAAATGGGTCATCAACACCTATAGTGTCTCTTAAATTTTGATAATCACCAAAGGCACTACCATTGTTTAAGATATTCATATAGTGTAAAACAGAATCACATTCATGTGAATAAACTTTTACACCCCACTTTTTAGGATTGTTTGACGGTAACATATGTGGTTCTCTCAAATCATATGTACGTATGCCAAATAAATTCTTACCCTCTTTGGCAAACCTAGATGTACCCCAACCACTCTCTAAAGCCGCCTGTGCTAGTAATAGTTCGTGGTTTACTGGTAATATATCTGTAGTGGTGTTCTCAATATAATGAATACACCCACGTACACTGATTAAAAAAGTTTGATTACTATTATGTTCAAAGTCTGGTTTTTCAACCAATATTTGTTCTACATCAAACTTATCTTCTGTTTCAACTATCTCGTTTACGTCTTCTGTTGTAAGGTCTTCTGGTAGTTCATTTGCTTCTGGTGGTGTACCATAGGTTAACCACGCTATTAAAGCTATAACAGCAAGAACGCCTGCAATGGTAAAAAACTTTTCAAAAGCCTCTTTGATTCGGATTAATGATTTTCTCATTATCTACCTCTACGTACTATGAATTTGTTTCTACTTATATGTTTTTTACGAGCAATGTAATCGTAACCACCATACACATGACCCTCTTCATCTGTAAATTCAGGTAGTTTTTTTTGAAAGAACATTAGGTCAGGTTGTAATTTCTTAATCTTACCAAATATTTTTTCAGCCTGTTTTTCAGTGAAGTTATCATATACATCTTTTGCCCATTCGCCAGAATAGTATAATAGTTGTTGCTCGTCTGATTTTATGAAGTTTTTTAACATGTCTGGCACTTTGCCAATAATGTTTTTGAGGTGGTGGTCTAGTTCTTTAGTCTTTCGCTTACTCATTATGTAATCCTCCCAGGATTGTTATATTATAAATCTGCAATTTTGAATTTTCTGATAACGTTCTTTGTAGGTATAACTGTTGTGTTACCACCATCTGCCAAGTCACCATTCTCTTCATAATTGTAGTCACTCATCAATACATGTACTTGTCTATCTTCTTTTACCAACCAACCAGTTGATACACAGATAGCAGGTTTCATGTTTTGAATTTCTTTCATTGTTTTCCAACCAGCGTCGGATTGAATATCCTCCCAATACACCAAATAGAAATCATATGTAAATGGTATCTCTGGTATATCGTACTTTAGTTTTTTGCTAGTTGGTTTCTTTGCCATATATTATGAACATTCCTTATCTGTGATTTTACTATCTTTCAATAGCAAACACTTATGTTTACTGTCAATCTCTTGTCTTAACTGAGCAGTGATGGTTTCCATAATCATAGGTAAATTCTTTTCCATATGGTCTGCAACTTGCAAAGCAAAGATAGCAAACATTTTTTGTAGTTCAGCTTCAAACACTGACATGTCAACATTATTACCTTGTACTTTTTGTGTGATAACGTGACCAACTACGGCAGTATTATAATCATCTGCTTTAGCACAACTCACCACTGACCAAGAGGCCAAGTAAATTGCGAAGAAGATTAATACTAATTTTTTCATTATATATCCTTTGTTATTATTTATGGTACCATTATACAGGTTCCGACAACAAAGTCAAGCACTTTCTTTAGCTAAAAAGACTTATTTTACTGTGTTTTGTAGTGATTTGTTCTATTTTTGTTCTAAATTAGACAGGATAAGACGGTCCTTTTTCAATTTTAACAAAATTATCGTCCCAATTGAACGCTTCCTTAACCACTGCTTCAGTTAAACCTTTATACTTCTTATTAAGAACCTTGTCTTTCATATTTAAGAGTACGTTTGCCTCGTCAACATGTAATCCTTCTAGGATTTGTAAGAACATAGTTTCTTTAGATACTTTTTTAGTTCCATCATCTGCACCTTTGACAAAATGCCATAGTTTTTTTGATTCTGTTCTCAACCAACTATGTTCGGTACCTGCTGGTACTTCATTTGGTATAAATGGTGGTGTGCCTTTTGGTAAATCCCATACAATGTTAGGGTCAAATGCACCTTTTAAAATCATTCTTAAATGTGGACTATCGTTTTCTTTTAAAACGGCAATCTTTTTAGGTTTATCTTTTGCGTTGTTTACTTTTGTTAAAATTTCTGACAACAATGGTTCACTTGAACCAGAGGTTGATTGCATGGCTGTCATTGCAGCTTTGCTTATTAGATTTGGGTTTTGTTGTACCATGATTAATTCTCCAATTTGTTTAATAATTTCATACTAGTATATTTATACATGGAGGATAATGAGGCGGACAGAAAGAAAGGTAGATATGAAAAAACCTTGATGGGATAAACTAATAAAACCATCGGTGTCCGCCTCAAAATTAAAGGGTTATGCTGATACAGCGTAACCTTGTGAACCAAACAAAGCAGTTTGACCAGCTGCGATAACAGCTTTTGATGGTGTTCCTACTCTGTAAGATACTCCGGCAGATGTTCTATTTTCATAAATCATCATACCTTCGTTTCTTAATTTACCAACCATTGCAGCTGGTGATTTAAGGTCAAATGTGTTTCTTAGAGTCTTCCAAGTAACAGAATTACCTTTTGAGAAAAGATTTCTCACTTTTGTCGTTTTTGACATTTTAGTTCTAGCCATTTTAACATCTCCTTGTTTTTTAGCGTTTAACTTATTCATAATGTATTTTAGCATAATTGCTCCTCAATTGCGTTTAGTCGCCACTATTCAACAAGACATATCGTACATTTGTAGTATGCTCGTCTGAATTCTATAATTCATCATCAGGAGTGAACATGTCACCACCATCTTGTAGGTGGTTCAATTCATCTTTTATATCCTTTGACAAAGGTCTTGTAGTTTTTGGTCTTGTTTCATCCATCAAACTACTATAATCTATTTTGGCACTCTTATGTGTACCGTCTCTCATTGTTTTTAATTGTACCATTTTGGTAGATAACAATTGAGCCGGATGAGCCATATCAAAATCTCTGTACACTAAACCTCTAATACTGTCTATCACTATCGCAAGGTCTTTTGTAAAGTTATCATTCTTTGTGCGAATACCAATGTCAACAAATTTACGTAAAAGGTCAAAAGCAATGTCATCAACGGAGTGTTCAACAAATTCTTTAGTCTGTTGTTTCTTAATTTGTTTAGCATACTCTGTTTCTTGTCTTTTAGTTTTGACTTCACGTACTATTTTATCTGTTGGAAAAAATATTAGATTATCGTTATCACTCACTTATTTTTTCTCCCTTGAAATTCACTTTACCTTGTTTGGCAAAATGTTCTACTAATTGATTATAACCACCAATCAGTTCGCCATCAATTTTAATTTGAGGCATTTGTCTAACATTCTTACCAATGTCTTCAAGCATTGCTTGAGGTGAATCAAAGGATTCTAAAGCCTTCTCTGTGTATTCTAAACCAAGGTTTTTAACTAACGCCTTTGCTTTATTACAATACACACAGTTAGACTTTGAGTATATGATTATATTACTGGACATCTTTCTTCTCATTGTTTTCAACCACTTTCTTAAACGCTTCAGAAGACGCCTCTTTTAAATTATAAGAGTCTGTTGCTTCTTCAATCGTGTAGTGGAACATTTTATTAAACTCGCCCATTGGTAATCTTAATCCTATCCATGCTCTATAATAACCATTACTAGTCATTGTAACATCTTGTTCAAAGATTTCATAACCTCTAACTTTAGTTTCTTTGATAATATTTACCAAAGTAGATTCTACATCTGATACTACAGTTTTAGTTTGATTCTTACCAAGTTCGGTAATAAATTGTTTAGATTGTTTATTCATTTCACCTTTGATAATATCAGCTAACTCAGCCTTTGCTATCATTTTACCTTTTTCTATTGCAAGATTAAGGTCAGGCGAAACAGCAGTTCCTACGCCAAAGATACATACTTTACCGTCATCATCTGTTTTAATAAGACCGTTGTCTGCCATAAATGACATATCACAAGCCTTCTTCTCGTTGAAGTCAGCCATGTACCACTTTGGTACTTTAGTCAACTTCTCTTTGTCCTCTTGGACAATCTTGTAACTGTTAGTAGAACACGCCGACATTAATGCCAGAGCCGATACTAAACCAATTACTTTCACATTTTTCATCATTTTATATTACTACTCTTTCTTTTTTATACATTTTCAGATACATCATACACTAGTTCTTGGATAAAGTCAATGCTGGATTGAACAATTCCCAAAATCTGTTGTTTATCAACGATTCCACTGTTGTATAATATTACCAATAACGCAATGATAATGATATTTTTTATCATTATTGTACCTCCCATTCGCCG